GTTCTCTTAACCTAAAGGGAGTTCTGGTTTATCAAGCCAGAACCACCGCCCACCTTCGAAGAGAAGGGATCTCCTATTCCAAGGAGAGGTGTGACTTTTTAGTCATACCAATTACCGGGGTTTTCGGTTTGCCCGTAACCTATACTCGTCAAGAGTTTCAGTCACGAGCGACACCTGTAGGTCTCTTACATAACCTGAGGTGTATAACCAATTAAGATAGCCCCCAACATCATTAAGCCGTCTAACCTTCCGCTTCGGAACTAATTTCATCCTAGGCGGGTGGTCGGTAACGGCCGCATAACGAGAGGAGTAATCAAACCCACCCCACACGGCTTGCGGGATTTGCTCAAGTAAATCGAGCTCCGCTAACCGTGGATCAGGGATATCACTGACGAGTGACCATTTCACGAGCGTGTTCCATAAGTGGATCACGTCGGTGGTGTCGCGCAGTGGACCCCTGATGTAGAACGGGGTGATATCAACACCTTGGTGCCAGTGAGCGCCGCAAGATTCGCGGATCGGACCGTCGACAAAAGTCTTCGACCGATTGGCTGTAAAGCCACAGAAGCTCAAGGCCTCCATTAGCGCGGACGCTATGGAGGAGGGGACAATTATGTCATCCCCATACACCGAGATATTGCCCTTAACTCCAGAGAAATAAGCCACCGTCTTGCTAAGAGCCAAAAAGATCAGGCTCTCAAGCTCAAAGGTGAACCCATTACCCATTGACGAGAACATGCGGTTTTGATGCCACATGTCAAACTCATCGATAAAGGTGTATGCGCATCTCAGCGCATTCATCAGTGAAAACCATTCTGGCGGCAAAACCGCCCGAACGAGTTCTAACGACATAGAGTCGCTAGCCGATGATAGGTCGATCGTCGCCAAACTCCCGTCAATACTACCGACGCGAGCGAGGTTCTGATTAACCCGTTGGTCGTTCAGATCTACGCCTGCCTTTAACAAGCGGGCACGGATCCAATTGCCAACACCCTTCTGGAGAAACACGTTAAGATCAGGTTCCTTTGCAGCAACCCGGTCGATTTCCGTGTTCTTCGGGACGGTAAACAGCATGTTACCCTTAACCACCTTAACGGGAATTCCCCGTGTCAGGCAGTGGTCCATCCACAAGCTACCATCGAAAACGGTAGCCCATATGTGAACGGCACCAAGGGTGACGTGCGCTTCATCACGGA